TATTATTATTATTATTATTATTATTATTATTATTATTATTATTATTATTATTATTATTATTATTATTATTATTATTATTATTATTATTATTTTTATTATTTTTATTAAAATAAGAAATTTCTTTAGAAGGATTATTATATTTAACAATATTGTCTTCTGATGAATTAGAAGAAATTTCCTTATTTTCTCTATATTCATCAAATTTATTTGTAAATGAATAAAGTAATATTATATTAGAATGGTTTAAATAATTACTATTAAATAAAATTCCATTAATAGGGTATTTTAATTTAGAAATAAATATTTTTAATTTAAGAATATCTTTATAATGAAAATATTTTTTAATTTGTAAAGGACATAAATCAAGATAAGGATCTCTAAAATAATATTTATTTAATAATAAATATAAATTTTCAATTCTTTTTTGTTTATTATCTCTATTACAAGATACTCCTAAAAAAGAGTAAACATCATTAATGAGGAACAACCAGTTATTTTTATAATCTTTTACCAATTCTCCTTCTATTAATGTATTTTTAAATACACAATCTTTAAATCTAAATTTAGTTAAAATAATTCTTGGATATTGATATCCTTTTACTATTTTTGTATCAATAAAATAACATTTATTATCATTAAATTTATCTTTTGTTAAATAAATATAATATTTATTACCTTTTGTATTTGTACTTAAAATAAATTTTTGATTTAAAATAGATCTTAATAATGTTCTATTATAAATTTTATCTTTTCTTTTATCAATTGTAATATTAAATTTATAAAATAATTCTTTTAATATTTTAATTTTATAATTTTCATTTCTAACATTAAAAGCAGTTTTTGCACAAAAACTAATTGGGGCTATTCCCAAATTTAAAGCATTTTCAGTTCTTATCATTTTTTTAAAAATAAAGTAATATTATAATAAATAATATCAAATTTTTTTATATGCTTTTTGGAAAAAAAGAATTAATGGAATTTTTAAATTTTGTAAAAGATGTTGTTATAATATTTTTATGTTGATTTGGTATATTTCTTATAATAGATCCCGCAGCGGTAGGAGAATTAACTAAAATAAAATTTTCATTTTTTAAATCAATATTATCATTATAGGAAGATTGTAATAAACTATCTCTAATATAATTTCTATTAATGTTAAAAGACTTACTTTTTTTAACAGAAATAATACAATTTTTATTATTATCAATATTATCAATATCATTATCAATATCATCATCAATATCATCAAAATCAAAATCAAATATCAAATCATTATCTATAATTTTATTTTGTAATTTTATTTGTGTTTTAAACCATTTGTGATTAAAAAAATCATTCCAAGAAATTCGTTTTTCAGATTCTTTAATAAGTAATTTATTTAATAAATCATCAGCATAAAAAGAAATTTTTTTATTTGGATTTTTATATTTAAAATGTTTTAAAATATTAATTAATTCATTTAAATTATTTGGATTATAAGGTATGTCATCAAATAACAATTCATACATTAATATACCAAATGACCATAGGTCTGCTTTACTGTTGTATTTTTTATAATTTAATATTTCAGGAGCCATATATAGTGGAGAGCCACAAATTGTTTGAGAAAGATTATCACAATATTTTGCAAAACCAAAATCAGCAATTTTAATTTGATTATTTTTTCCTAATAAAATATTTTGTAATTTTAAATCTCTATGAATAATTTTTTTTTTGTAAAGATATTCTAAACCATCTTTAACTTGTTTTAAAATATTTTGAACATCTTTTTCATTTAAATTATTAAAATTTAAGTAATTTTTAAGATCACCATTTTCACAGTATTCTAATATTAAAAAAAAATATTTTGTTGTAACTAAGACATTTTTTAATTTTAAAATATTTTTATGTTTTAATGTTTTTAAAACTTGTATTTCTCGTAAAACTAATTTAGTATTTTTAATATTTTTTTTTTCAATTTTTTTTATAGCAACAATTTCATTTGTAGTTTGGTCAAGACCTTTATAAATTTTAGAGAAAGAACCTTTACCAATATATTTTCTATAAATTAGATAATTTCCTAATATCCAATTATTTTTGGTAGCCATTTTGTTAATTTATATTCTCTTTATTTTTTTAATTAGTTTATATTAAAGATTTTAAAAAAAAAAATTATTAATATATATATATATATATTTATGAATTCATTTTTAATAATTGTAATATTTTTATTAATTATATTAATAATAAGTAGTAAAAAAACTTGCGTAGACATTTTAAAAATCAAAACACATAAAGAAAAGTTAGAAAAGTTAGAAAAGTTAGAAAAATATGATAATTACAAAGACCTTTTTAATAAAAAAACAAAAACTATATATAAAAATAAAAATTTTAAAAAAATTTTAAAATATAATAAATACACAATCAATAGATCTTTAAAAGAAAAAGCTGAAAAATATTTAAATAATTTAATTTTTAATAAATTAAATAAACATAATTTGGAAATTTTAAGTTATGAAAATATAATAATAAAAATTGATAATTTAAATAATATATTATTTATTTTAGATATTTTTGTAATTGATAATAAAGAATTATTTCAAGATAGATTATTAGTTGAATTTCTTTTAACTAAAAAAAATATAAAAATTAATAAATTAGTTTCTTTAAATTATAAAAAATATAAAAATAAAAAAATCAAACAAGATATCCATAATATTAATAATAATTTAATAACAAATAAAGTAAATAATAAAAATACAAAATTAATAGGTATTGAATCAAATAGTAAAAATTTTGTAAATTTAAGTAATTCAAAAAATGAAAATATAGATGGTAAAAATAAAAATGTATTATTTATTCCTAAAAGAGTAAATTGTATAGATGAATATGGTATTTTAAAAAGAAATAATGAAAAAGAACAAATTTTAAATGTATCTTTTTTTGTACCACAATTTATGATAAAAAATGATAAGCATACAGATTCACTATTTGATTTATCAAAAGGAATGCCAATATCAGTATCTCGTTCATTAGGGTAGAGTCAGTCCATAATTAAATGTTAATTTTTTTTAAATTTTGAATACATTTATTTTTTAATTCAATTGGTATATTATCTAAATCAATTAATTTTTTATTAAGTAAATATTTATTTTTAGAATTTTCATATTTAAGAAAATATTTTTCTAATAATTTTGGATCATTCATTAATTTCATAGTTGTAATTTTACCACATTTTGGGAATATAGAACTGATATTATCACTTTTATCACCTAAAATACATTTATACATTACATTTTTATTTTTATTGCCTAATGATTTTTCATTTAATATTTTACCTTTCATATTTATAATTGTTGTATTTTTATCTATTAATTGTAATAAATCATGATCATTTGAAATTATGATAATTTTATGTGGTTCAAGACAATGTTTTTTTATAATAAATTCTTTTGTAATTGAAATGATGTCATCACCTTCTAAATTATTAATTCCTATAACCTTAAAATTGTGAACATCAGAAAGTTCATTTATAAATTCATTATTAGTATAACTAAATAATGTTCCAATTTTTTCACACCAATCGTCAGTATAAATGGAATCTCTATTTTTTTTATAACATTGTAATAATTTTCTTCTCCAAATATTTTTTCGTGAACAATCTTTACAGAAAATAATATTTTTAATTTGTATTTTATATTTTTTTGATATTTTAAATAATTTTTGACAATATAGTTTTTTATATTTTTGCATAAAAAATGTATTATCTAACCATTTTTTTTTTAAATCACAATCATTTTGTTTAGAATACCATATTTTTGTTGCATAGAATCTATAAAATGTTAAATAAGATAAATCTACTAATAAATAAGAAGATTTTATATCATTATATAAAAATGATGTCATATTTTTTTATTAAAATTTATTATATTTTATATTTTAAATAAAATATAAATATAAAAAAAATTATTTAAAGAATTAAATTAATAATAATTGAAAAGATATGTCAAAAAATACATCAAAAAAATATGCTGTTGGAATTGATTTAGGCACAACAATGAGTTGTGTAGGTGTTTGGCAAAATAATCAAGTTGAAATTGTAGCCAATGAACAAGGTAACAGAATTACACCATCATATGTTGCATTTACAGATAAAGAAAGATTAATAGGTAATGCTGCGAGAAATCAATCAGCTATGAATCCAGAAAATACAATTTTTGATGCTAAAAGATTAATTGGAAGAAATTTTAATGATGAACATATACAAAATGATATGAAATTATGGCCATTTAAGATTGAAAGAAATGCACAAAATAAATGTGATATTGTAATAACAAGAAATGGAAAAAAAGAAAAATTAAAACCAGAACAAGTATCTGCCATGATTTTAGAAAAAATGAAAAAGATTGCTTCAGATTATTTAGGAGATAATGTAACAGATGTTGTTATAACAGTTCCGGCTTATTTTAATGATGCTCAAAGAAGATCAACAAAAGATGCAGGAACAATTGCTGGTTTAAACGTACTTAGAGTAATAAACGAACCAACAGCTGCTGCTATTGCATATGGGCTAGATAAAATTGATGATGAAGAAAAAACTGTTTTAATTTATGATTTGGGAGGTGGTACATTTGATGTATCATTATTATCAATTGATGATGGGATATTTGAGGTTAAGGCTACTGCAGGAGATACACATTTAGGTGGTGAAGATTTTGATAATAGACTAGTAAATCATTGTGTATCAGCATTTAAGAAAAAACATAAAGTGGATCCTAGTAAAAATAAAAGAGCTATGAGAAGAGTAAGAACACATTGTGAAACAGCAAAAAGGACATTATCTACTGCAAAAACAGCGAGTATTGAGATTGATGCTTTATATGAAGGTATTGATTTTAATATTAAAATTTCAAGAGCTAAGTTTGAATCTTTGTGTTCAGATTTATTTAAAAAAACTTTAGACCCAATAGAAAAAGTACTAAGAGATGGAAAAGTATCAAAAAACTCTGTAGATGAAATTGTATTAGTGGGTGGTTCAACCAGAATTCCTAAAATTCAATCACTTTTAAGTGGTTTTTTTAATGGTAAAACTTTAAATAAAAGTATTAATCCAGATGAAGCAATTGCTTATGGTGCCACTGTTCAAGCTTCTATTTTACAAGGAATTAAAAGTAATAAAACTGAAAATTTATTATTAATAGATGTATGCCCTTTGTCACTAGGAATTGAAACAAACGGAGAATTAATGACAACATTAATTCCAAGAAATACTACTATTCCAACAAAAGCAACAGACACATTTAGTACAGGACAACATAATCAAACAAGTGCAAATATTCGTATTTTTGAAGGAGAAAGAAGTTTTACAAAAGATAATAATTTATTAGGTGAATTTACTTTACATGGAATTCCAGCTATGCCTAGAGGTAGACCACAAATTGAAGTAACATATGATATTGATAGTAATAATATTTTAACTGTAACTGCTAAAGAAAAATCTACTGGAAAACAAGAAGAACTTAAAATTAAAAATGATGATTCTCGTTTATCAAAAGATGAAATTAGTAGATTAGTAGAAGAAGCTAAAAAATTTAAAGATGAAGATGATAAAAAGAAGAAAAAAATAGATGCAAGAAATAATTTAGAAAATTATGCATATTCAATAAAAACAAATCTTGAAGATATGAAAGGTATTGATGAAATGAGTGAAAAAGATGAACTTGACAAATTAGCTGATATGGAAATAGAATGGGTTGACAATAATCAAGATAAAGATGAAATTGATTATATAAATCGTAAAAAAGAATTTGAAACAAATATAAATCCATTAATGGAAAAATTAACACAAGTATCTCAACAAAAAATGCCACAAAATCCTGGTGAAAGTACAAATCAATCTACACCAATGCCACCTATGCCACCTATGAAAGTTGAAGAAATGCCTGATGACAATTAAAATCAAGTTCCAGGCGACTCCTATGAAAGTTGAAGAAAATGTCATGACAATTAAAATAAATTTACATTTTTTTATTTTCTAATTAAAAATTAATTAATTTATTTAAATAATATTAAAATGACCGATGATATAATTGATTTTAATTTTAATCAAATTAAAAATTGTTTTATTTTACTTTTTAAAGATAAATATTTAATATATTCATTAGATCCTTTAAAATTATTATATAAAAGAAAACATGATTTTGAAAAAGTTAAATATCTTAATATGTATTTTGAAACAAATGTTTTAATATTTGTAATAGAAGATAATAATAAAGATAAATTAATTTTATGGGATGATTCAAAACAAAATAAAATGGCTGAAATTATAATTTCAACAAAAATAAAAAAAATATTATTACGAAAAGATTATTTGATTATAGTTACATTTGAACTTATATATATTTATAATTTTAAAGATTTAAGTTTATTTAAGAAATATGAAACATTAAATAATACAGGAATTTGTACAGTTACTATTAAAAAGGATTTTATAATTATTTTCCCTGCAGAAAAAATTGGGTATTTTAAAATAAAAAATATAACAAAAAATACAACAAAATTAATTAAAGGTCACGATTCATCTATAAATTATTTAACAATATCAGAAAAATATATATCTAGTGTTTCTACAAATGGAACTATTATAAGAATTTATGATTTAAATGGTAAATTGATACATGAATTTAGAAGAGGAATTGAAAAAACATTTATAAATTGGTTAAGTTTTGGAATTGATAATAATATTATATTGTGTCATAGTAAAAGAGGTACTATTCATTTGTTTGAAACTCAAGAAACATATTTTAATAAATTTCTATCATTTTTTAATAATAGAAGTATTGCAAAATTTCATTTTAAAAATATTAAAACAATTTCAATAATAAAAAAAGATATTTTATATGTAATTAGTGAATTTGGATTCTTTTATAAAATAAATTATAAAGATAAAAATGATTTTATTAATGTAAAAAAAAAAAAATTATTTAAATAATAATTATAAATTAAAAAACAAATGATAATAAAATTACATTTTTTTTCAGAAAAAAAAGAAATTAAAATAAATACTGATTTATTAACTAAAAAAATAATATTAGTTGATGATTTATTAGAATTTAATATAATAAAAAAATATAATTTAAAAAAAAGAAATATAATATTAATTTATAAAAATAAAATACTAAATACAACAGATTTATTACCAGAAGGAGATATTATTTTATTATATAAATATATACCTTATTTACAATCTCCACCTGGATTAAATTTTAGAATTAATAATAATTTACTACCTGGATTAATTAATTTACCATCACCTACTCTGTTTAATAATAGTCCTATATTAAATCCACCAGAACCTTTTTTAAATTTAGCACCGACAACAATCATGTGTGATGATGCCATATTAAATCGAGCAACAGAACCTTTATCAAATATACCTATTGTAAGTATTTCTACACAAACTAATCAAAGTCAACAAATTAATTCAATAAATCATAGACTTGTTAATTTTATTAATACATTAATTGATGAAGACATAGATTCTAATGATGAAGACATAGATTCTAATGAAACAAACTTAACAATTTAGAAAATTTAAAATGAAAAACAAAAAAAATTAAAGTTGAGTTTAAAAATATAATAGAACTTTTATTTTTAAATAATGGTAACTAACTAATTAATACTTTGTAATTTTATTCACACATTCACTATTCAGAATCACTATCTGAAATTAAACATACTCCTTTTGGTATAATATTTTTTTTTTTTTTTTTTTTTTTATTTTTTTGTTTCTTCCATTTTTTCTTAAGTAGGATTTTTATCTTTTTTTTTTTTTTTTATAGTTGATTTAACTACTTTAGGCTTAGTAGCCTTA